TTTAATAAGTTGGATGTTACACACTGGAGAACTTTTCCTGAACCGCCGGAAGGAGAATGAATTATGAAAAGAGAAATTATTTTCAGGGGAAAAGATAGAGCTGGCTGGGTGTACGGCGATTTAATACTTGGCCTGCAGATACGCCGGTTAAGAGACCGGAACGGCATGACACAAAAAGAGCTTGCAGAACATCTTCACGTCTCTAAAAGTGTTGTTTCCAGCTGGGAAACTTACAGGACAGAACCGGATATTGCTTCTGTTGTCCGGATGGCGAAGCTGTTCCACGTCACAACAGATTATCTGCTGACAGGAAATCAAAAAGAAATTCCCTGATTTTGGTCAGGGAATTTTTTTGAGTCTCGATTTTGTAGACTTTTCTTGACATTTAAAACAATATCATGTATGATATTACAAAACAGCATGTTTCTCTCTTAGCCGCAGCAGTGCGGCATACAGCAGAGTAGAGCATTGGCAGCTCGCAAGGTTCATACCCTTGAGGCAGGCGGTTCGACTCCGCCCTCTGCAACCACCAGCAAGCGCAGATGCCGGAAATTATCTTCCCCTTAGGCAAAAGCTCCGGCAGTTCCGGAGCTTTTTGCTTATACATAATGAAGGAGTGTGTAAGATGACTTACAAACCCTGTCCACGTTGCAAGAAGCTGATACCGCACGGTTTGGCATACTGCTCCGAGTGCAGGCCTGTAATGGAACAAGCAAGACAAGAAGCCATTAAGCGAAAACAACAGCGTTACAACCAGAAGCGAAACAGAAAATACAAGTCCTTTTACAACTCTAAGACATGGAAGCAGATGAGCCGTGCAAAGCTTGCATCTGTCATGTGGAAGTGTGAAGCTCATATTGATAGTGAGTGTACAGGATTAGCGGTTGAAGTGCATCACATCCAACCAATTCAGACTTCCGAAGGATGGGAACGCCGTCTTGACTGGGACAATCTGGAGGCTGTCTGTACACACTGTCACAATCTCCGACACCCTGAGAAGTGCAAACGCAAGTCTGACCCTGATGTGATTGACCTGAGTACCCTGAAAATCTGAATAGGGGGCGGTCAAAATTCTGTCAAATCGTTCATAAGAAGAACGGTGTAGAAAATAGATAACAGAGAAAAAACTCCCTAAATGCGTGAAAATTGAAGAAGGTGACAATATGGCAAGACCAAGAGAACCAGTTGAACTGATTATGACCAAAGGCAAAAAGCATCTGACCAAAGCAGAAATTGAAGAACGGCTGAACACAGAGGTCAAGCCGGTTGCAGAAGACCTGACTCCGCCGTCTTATCTGACTGCAAAGCAGAAAAAGCGTTTCCGTGAAATTGCTGCACAGCTCAATGCGCTGAAAATTATGGGAGAAACTGATGTGGATACGCTGGCGCATTATATCACCGCTGAAGAACTTTACCGTCAGGCTGTGAAAAACATTCGCTCAGCACAAAAGCAGCAGCCTGACAGTTCAGACCTGAAAGCATTTTCTGGCTGGGCTGTCATGATGGATAAACTTGACAAAAGGCAGGACAGATATTTTAAGCAGGCTCATGCCTGTGCATCCGCACTCGGCCTTACAATTTCAAGCCGCTGCAAACTCGTTATTCCAAAAGCTGAGGAAGAAGAGAAGGTGAACCGTTTTGCACATTTCGATAAGGCGGTGAACGGAAATGGCTGACAGGGTAACAGAATATGCACAAAAAGTTGTTTCCGGCTCTGTCATTTGCGGAAAGCTGCATTTTCTCGCCTGTCAGCGTCACCTGAATGACCTGAAACGGCAGAATACAGAAGATTTTCCCTATTACTGGGATGTATCGGCAGCAGATGAAGTGCTTACCTTTGCAGAGAATCTGACGATTTCAGAGGGAACAGAACCAAAGCCGCTCCAGCTGATGGACTGGCAGGCATTCGACATCGGCTCACTCTTTGGATGGAAGAAGACAGTCAACGGAAAGAGACGCTTTCGCAGAAGTTATAAGTCCATCTCCAGACAGCAGGGTAAAACGATGGAAAACGGAATTATTGCTGCTTACATAATGGCATTTTCAGGCTATCACAAAGGAAAGCTGTTTACTGCTGCCACAAAAAAGAAACAAGCTCGTTTAGCATGGGAACAAACTAAAAATTTTATTGAAGCTGACCCCGACCTGCTGGAGTATTTCAAGGTGCAGGATTACAAATCAACCATCACTGCAACCAATACGGGCTGCACTCTGGAAGCTCTGAGCCGTGAAGGCGGTCTTGATGACGGATTCCGAAGCATTTATTCTTCTATCGACGAAATCCATCAGCATAAAGACAACAGAATTTATAAGGCAATCTATAACGGAACTCGTTCTCTTCCGGAAACACTTGTCAGGATGATTACTACCAGAGGGTTTGACCTGACGAGCTTCTGCAAGGAAATGGATGATTACGCTGTTAAAATCCTGAAAGGGCTATCTATAGCTGAAGATTTCTTTGTTGACATTTATTGCATGGATTCTGGCGATGACATCTGGGATGAAAAAAACTGGGTAAAGTCCTGCCCTTTTACAGTCGCAGACCCTGAACGGCTTGAAACGCTCCGAAAGGATGCACAGACTGCGAAAGACATGGGCGGTATGGATTTACGAGATTTCATCGTCAAGGGTCTTAATATGTGGATTAAAAATGCTGACAATCAGTATATCAATCCGGAAGCATGGCAGGCCTGCGGTTCTGACAGGACACTTGCAGATATTACTGCTGCCGGATTTCATCAGGCTTATGTTGGCATTGACCTTTCATCGGGCGGAGACCTGACAAGCATTTCTCTTGTATTTCCTTTGGGCGACAATCGTTATTATATCTGGTCGCATAGCTTCATGCCAAGAGGAAGAATGAACGAACATATTGAAACGGATACAGCCCCCTATGATTTATGGGAACAGCAGGATTTAGTCACCGTAACCGGCGGAGAAATGGACTTTATGAACGATTACAAGTTCATTATCAGCTATCTGCATCAGATTCAGAAATCATATAATCTGGAACTTGCAGGAATCGGAATTGACTTTTACAATGCCGCTGGCATTACGCAGGATTTGGAAGAATTCGGCTGTCCTGTGGTAACGATTACACAGTCAGCACGGAATTTAAACGGAGCTACTGTGGAATTACAGCTTCGTGTCAAAGGCAGACAGATTGAATATTATCGGGGAAATGAGCTGCTGACATGGAGTGCCGTCAATGCAGCGGTTGTCAAAGACAGCTACGATAATATTAAAATCGACAAGCGCAGGGTTGCCGGACAGAAAGTGGACTTCAAGCGTATTGACACCGTGGATGCGGTCATTGATGCATTTACGCTGATGCTGCTGAACAAGACTTCCGAGACGGTTAAGCTGGACAATGATTTGGAAGAATTCTTGAAGATGATGGGATGGAAAAAAGAGGAGTGATGCTGTATTTTTGAAAAATTTTATCATGCTGTAAAGCAATTCTTTACCAAAAAGTCAGCATCAGAGGAAATGTCCCTGAACCAGCTGATTGAAGCGTTTCATCTGGAGAGCGTCGATAAGAGTGCTTTAAGCGAAGCAACTTATTTCGCCTGTCTGAAAGTACTTTCTGAAAGTCTCGGAAAACTGCCTCTGAAAATCCAGCAGCAGACTGACGGCAAAGGCGTAAGAATCGCAAGGGAACACAGCTATTACAGAATGCTGCACAGCAGACCGAATCCCTATACAACTGCTTCTGCCTTCTGGTCAGCGATGGAACTGTTCCGGAATCATTTCGGCAATGCTTATGCATGGATTGATACCAGAAATCAGAAATTTCCTGCCTTATGGCTGATGAAGTCCTATGATGTGGATGTCTGGTATGATAATGCCTGTATTTTAGCGGATGTGCCGGATATTTACTACAGATACAGCACGCCGAAGGGCATTGTAATTCTGAAATCGGAAGAAGTGCTTCACGTCCGGAGTCATAACACTCGTGACGGAATTATGGGCATTCCGGTGCAGGAACAGCTTGCAGATACAATTCAGAGCAATATCAAGGCACAAAAAATGCTGAAACGTCTCTATGATTCAGGCATGACGGCAAAAGCGGTACTGAATTACACTGGCGGTCTGAATGACAAGAATGTTGGCATTTTACTTGAAGAGTATCAGAAATATGCAAGCAGTTCAGGTTCTGGGATTATTCCTGTTCCGACAGGATTCAGCTTGCAGCCACTGAATATGAAGCTTGCAGACAATCAGTTTTTAGAAGTAAAGCAATACAGTGCCTTACAGATAGCTGCTGCATTCGGAGTCAAGCCATATCAGATTGGCGACTATACAAAATCCAGCTACGCAAGCGCAGAAGCACAGCAGCTAGCCTTTCTGACAGATACACTCCTGTATATTATCAAGCAGTATGAAGAAGAAATTGCTTATAAGCTGCTTTCAGACAAAGAAACAGCAGCAGGCTATCATGTCAAGTTTAATACAAAGGCAATTCTTAGAACTGACCACAAAACACAAGTAGAAACACTATCTACAGGTATTGGAAATTTCTTATATACGCCGAACGAAGCCCGTGAACAGATTGATTTGCCCTGGGTGGAAGGCGGAGACCAGCTGATTGGAAACGGCAATGCAATTCCAATCGGACTTGTAGGTCAGCAGTATGCAAACAGTGAGGTGAATACAGATGAAGATTGAAAAAAGTACAGAAATCAGAGAAAGTGAGCTTTCCGAAGCGGAACTTTCAGCAATCAATGCCTTGACCATGACAGAAGTCAGGGCAGAAGATGTCTTTACATTTAAAGCAATTCTTTGTGATAATCAGGTTGACCGTGATAATGAAGCTTTTTCAGACAATGCTTTGAAACAGCTGGAAAGCTTATTTCTGGGTAAGCCGGTTATCAAAGACCATATACCAATGGCTGACAATCAGGTAGCGAGAATCTACAGAACAGAAATTCAGGAAACGCCATCAGGAAAATCCTTGACTGCTTACTGCTATATGATGAGGACTGCTGGAAATGCAGATTTAATTAAGGAAATTCAGGGCGGTATCAAGAAAGAAGGCAGTGTTGGCTGTGCAATCGGTTCAAAAACGTGCAGTATCTGCGGAACTGACCTTTTGAAAAGCCAATGCAGACACATTGCCGGAAAATATTACAAAGGTCAGATGTGCCATCATATTCTTGACAACGCTTTAGATGCCTATGAATTTTCTCTTGTAGCTGTTCCAGCCCAGAGAAATGCAGGTGTCAGCAAAGAATTTGATACAAAGACAGCTGATGAAACACTTGTCCGTGCCAGAATTGCCGGACTCACTATTGAAATTGGAGGAGATTTTGAAAATGAATAAAAGAATGCGTGAACTTCAGACAGAAATCATGACAAAAGTTACTGCTGCAAAGTCACTTTCAGAGGGAGAAACTAAAGACCTTACACAGGCAGAAGCTCTTCTGGACGAAGCCGATACACTGAAAAAGGAATTTGATGCCCTCGCTCGTGTAGAAAAACTTGAAAAGCTTGCTGTTCCGGATACTCCGACCGTTGAAAAATCCAGCTCCGGATTTGAGATGCTTTCCAAGGTTATCTCTGGAAAGTCTTTGAATGATACAGAAAAAGCAGCTCTCATTACTGGAACAGATGCTATTAACGGCGAAAATTACCTGATTCCGGAAGATGTGAAACTGGAAATCAATGAACTCAGACAAACGTATATTTCTGCAAGAGATATTGTTACTGTAGTACCTACTTTCGCTCTGACAGGCTCAGAAAACTATGAGGCACAAGCACCAACCGGACTGATTGCCTTTGATGACGGTGCTAACATTCCGGATGCAGCTCTTCCAAAATTCATCAGAAAAGCATTTACAATTGGCTGGTACGGCAGTCTGATTCCGATTTCCAATATCCTGATTGGCGCAGAAAAAGCCAGCTTAATGAGCTATCTGAACAGATGGTTCATAAAAAATGCAATTATTACAGAAAATTCCGCTATCTTTGCAAAGCTGAAAGCTGGTTACAATTCCGGCACACCATTAGGCATTAAAACATGGCAGGAGCTGAAAGGCTCTATCAATGAGGATTTAGACCCGTCCTGCTTACTGAATGGCATGATTGTTACGAATCAAACTGGTTTTAATTTCCTTGACATGGCAATGGACGATATGGGCAGACCAATTTTACAGCCTGACCCGTCCAATGCAACGAAAAAGCTTTTCCAAGGGCTTCCAATCAAGGTCTTTCCGAATGCGCAGCTCCCGAATATTGATGAAGACCATTCTCCTGTATTCTATGGCGATACAAAAGCCGGATGCAAATTCATTGAGTATCAGAATCTACAGTTTGCATATTCTGAACACTACGGATTTGGCAAGAATCAGAACTATCTGAGAGTGATTGAAGGCTTTGACCTGATGGATGCGGATACATCTGCATACATTTACGGCAGTCTGGGTACTGAGTGATGCCTGTGCTGGAAGAAGCTCTCGGCTATCTCGGCATTGATTACGCTGATGAGATTGTCAGTCAGAATGTGCAGAGAGCCTTGAACGCTGCTGCCGGAGTCGTAAAAGGTGCTGTCGGCGATGATGTTTATGAGCTTCTTCCTGACAGCCAAAAACTGAAAGAATTCACACTCCTGCACACGGCTGACCTTTACGATGAGCGTAATACAACAACTTTGAAAACTGCTGCCGTCAACCGCAGAATCATTACGGTCATGGAATTGCAGCTGAAAATGGAATACCGCCGTAAAAAGGAGGAATCCGCATGACTTACGACAAGCCGGTTTCCATCCAGAAGCAGAATGAAGATACGGAACAATGGGAAACCATTCTGCACCTTCATGCCAGAGTGAACAAAACAGGCGGAAATCAGACTTTTGCAGCAGATGCCGACCAGTTTCATGCAAGATTGAATTTTGATTTTCGTTATTGTCAGACACTGGAAGAAATCCGGTATCAGCCTCAGCTGTACAGAATTTTGTACCGTGAACATCAGTTTCAGATTATTGATTATGACGACTATCTGGAGCAGCACAGAACTGTCAGAATTGTGGGCATTCTTTATGAATAGCTTACTAAATGATATTTTTCTAAAAATTCAGGGTCTGCCTGTATAATGGAAATCATTCTTCTTGCAGAACCAAGCGGATGATTTGTACCAGCTTCCCATGCTTCCACTGTTTTGACGGATACACCAAGAACAGCAGCAAATACAGACTGTGTCAGACCGGCAGCGTTCCGGACTCTGCGGATTTCTTCGGAAGTCAGCTCCGGAAGAGGCTCTACGGAAATCCTTTCCGTCCTTGCCTGAATATTGCCTTCTTCATAGCTGACAGCTTCCTGCAATCCGTTCATAATACTTTCAAATACATTCATGATATTCAGCTCCTTCCTTTGGATTCGAGAGAACGGGACAGCTTTTCAACAAAAGCCTTGATTTGATTTTTTTCTGACTGACTGAGATTATCTTTTTCATTTTTAGGATATGCGGTCAGAAAGTAAATTTTCTCATATATCAGAAAATCTATGTAAATTACTCTGATGCTTCCGCTTTTTCCACGGTTTTCAAGAGCAAAACGCATTTTGCGAACACCGCCTGTTCCCTGTATGACATCTCCTTCCAGAGGATTCATCAGGAGAACGGACTGCAAGCGTTTCAAGTCTGTATCTGTCAGATTTAAGTGCTTCCATTGCTTTTCAAATTCTGGAAGCATAACAAATTCTCTTGTCATAGTTATCACCTTAATTTTATTATACCCTATTTAATAGGATTTGTCAACAGAAGGAGTGAAATTTCATGAGTGATGTTATCAGGCCGGAAGAACTCAGTAGTGCAATTTCTAAACAACTGGAACTGTATCAGGAAAAAGTAATTGAAAAGGTAGATAAGCTTACAGCAAAATCAGCTAAAGAGCTTCTTCGTATCACACAGGACACTGCACCGTTTAATGCAAAACATCACGGAAAGCATTATGTTTCCTGCATTGCAGTCAAAAAAGATTCCAGCAGAATCGGCACAGCTTCTTATACTTGGTATGTGAAGCCACCTTGTTACCGCCTGACGCATCTGCTTGTAAACGGACACGCAACTCAAAACGGCGGACGAACCAAAAAAGACCAATTCCTGAAAAACGCCTGTGATAAAGTACTTCCTGAATATGAAGCAGGTGTGGAGAAGATTGTGAAAGATGGTTAAGAAAATACTGCAAAAAACAGGCATCCAGTTCCGGCGGACAAGATTTTTAAAGCCGCCTTCCGGAACATATGCCGTGTATGATGATGATATTGAAACACTCGGCGGAGATGATTTGGTAGCAGTGTATCATCATCAAATTACAATAGAACTTTATGAAAGCACTCCTGATGATGAAGCAGAAGAAAAAATAGAATCTGCAATTTCCGAAGAAGGTATTCAGTGGGAAAAGCAGGACAGATTCTGGCTGCAAAATGAACAGCGTTATCAGGTCATTTACGAATTTGATTATTATACGAAAAGGAGATTATGAGTTATGCCTACAGCACATGTAAAAAGAAGCAAGGAAAATATCACGCTCGGAAGTGCGCACGTTTACCTCAGTGCTTACACCGAAGAAGTTGGTATTCCGAAAACATTAGCCGGTTTAAATTCATTCTGTAATTCCACCAATCTGATGGGACACATCAAGGGCGGTGCATCTTTGGAGTACACGCAGGAAACAACGGAAGAAAGTGATGATTTCGGCACAGTCCGCAAAGTCATTACAACAAAGGAAAATGCAGTTGTAAAATTTGGCTTAATCACATGGAATACAGAAACGCTGAAAAATCTGATTGACCGCTGTACCGTTACAGAAGAAACCGAAACAGTACAGGGTGCTGAAAAGAAATACCGCCTTGCGAAAATCGGCGGTGTCGGCAATGCACAGGGCGGTTACTATGTGCTTGTCCTGAAACATGAAGATAAGACTGACGGCAATGTTTATGTAGTTATTGTCGGCAGAAATACAGCAGGAGCTTCTCTGAAGTTTGCAAATGATGCCGGAACACAGGTAGAGCCGGAATTCACAGCAATTCCTTCTGATGAAGACGGCACGCTGATTTATATGATTGAAGACCTTGGTGCTGCTGCTTAACGGAGGATAGTATGAAAAGTTTTGATTTTAATGCAATTCAGCAGCCGATGCTGGAAGTCACGCTCCCGAACAAAGAACAGACAAAGGTCAGGCTGACAGTACCGAAAACCTCTCTTGCAGAAAAGGCAGCGTCCATTACTGCCGAACTGAAGGAAATTTCTGAATCCAAGGATGGATACATGATTCAGCGTGTTTACGAAACAGTTGCTGAAATTATGAGCTGCAATCTGGAATTCCGCACATTTACGACAGAAGAACTGAAAAACTGTCTCAACTTTGAGCATATTGCAGCATTCTGTCTGGAGTACGTCAGCTTTCTCAGAGACCTGAAAAAAGAAAAAAACTGACATTGCCGTACTACCCTTACAGTCAGGGCGGTACGGAACACAGCTATCAGTATGAAGTCAGCTCTTACTGGAAACAGCTTGCAGCTGACTATACAGGACTGAATTTTCTGCAAATCGGCGAACTGAATTTTTTGCAGTATCTGCAATGGCGAAGAGATGCTTTCATTCGCAAAATGGAACAGTCAGAAGCTGGTATGGAATATCTTGACAATGCATGGCGCATGGAACAGACTGAAATGGACAGAGAAGGGCTTAGAAAGAAACTGAAAAAGAGGTGACACAATGTCAAGCAAGACAGTTAAAGGGCTTACAGTGGAAATTGGCGGGGATACTTCCAAACTAGGTACTGCTATTAAAAATGCTGAGGATAAGTCTAAAAGTCTGGGCAGAGAGCTTACAGATGTCAATAAGCTTCTGAAACTCGACCCTGAAAATGTTGACCTGCTGGCGCAGAAACAGCAAATCTTGACAGAACGTGTTGCTTCTACGAAAGACAAGCTCGACATTCTGAAAGAAGCAGAAGCTTCCGTACAGGCACAGTTTGAGAAAAACGAAATTACAGCGGAACAGTACAGGGCATTTCAGCGTGAAATTGCCTATACAAAAAATGAGATGGAAGGCTATGAAAAGGCCGTTGAAAAGATATCCCGCCAGCTCACGGAAGCTAAGCTCAAAACCGGAGAAGAAGCAAATTCTCTTGAAGAACTCAGAACAAAAATTTCTTTGCAGGAACAGGGACTTTCAGACCTGACAGAACAGTATAAGAGTGCTGTCATTGCAGAAGGAGAAGATTCCGAAGCCGCAAAAGAACTCAAAGAAAAGTATAATCAGCTGAATACTGAGCTTTCTGAAAGCAGGCAGAAAATGACTGATGCAGAAGCTGCTGCTGCTTCACTCGGTCGGGCGGAAGAAACCATTCTTTCCCCTATAGAATCCCTCAAAAAGACGATTTCAGAACAGGAAAAAGAACTTTCTTCCCTGAAAGACGAGTATAAAAATGTCGTCATGGAGCAGGGCAAAGACTCTGATGCCGCCAAACAGCTTGAAAGCCAGTTCAATTCGCTGAATCAGGAATTACAGGACAATCGGCAGAAACTCAATGATGTAGAGCAGGAAGCCAATCAGCTCGGACAAGCCGAAGAAAATGCCCTTTCCCCTATGGAATCCCTCAAAAAGACGATTTCTGAACAGGAAAAGGAACTTGACCGCCTGAATGCAGAATATCAGAATGCTGTTCTTCAGTATGGCAAAAATTCTGATGAAGCTAGGTCTTTGGCATCACAGATTAAAAATCTGTCTGAAGAACATAAAGCGCAAAAGAACCGTCTTGAGGAATCTGAAAAGGCTGCTAAGGATGTGACGGCAGCTGAACAGACTTTAACTGAACATTATAAAGAACAGAAGTCAGAACTTGACAGCCTGAAAAAACAATACGTCAATGCTGCTGCACAGTACGGCGCAAATTCCAGAGAAGCAAGAATGCTTGCAGCTCAGATTGAAGTTTTATCCGGAGAACTCGCCGAAGAAGACAAGAAAATCAAAGAAGCTGAAAAATCAGCGGATTCTTTTGACAATACGCTTGATGATGCTGCAAAATCGGCGGACGAAGCTTCTGATGATGTAGAAGAACTCGGAAAGTCTGCTGAAAAATCTGAAAGCGGATTCAAAGCAGCTGCTTCTGCTGCCAGCGACTTTATGAAAAATCTTGCAGTTGACCTTTTGCAGAAAGCCACTTCTTTAATGGCTGGGTTTGCTTCCGAAACAGTACAAACGGGGCAGGGCTTTGAAGCTTCTATGTCTAATGTCACTGCTATTTCCGGAAAAGTTTCTGACGAGGACTTGCCCGGCATTATCCAAAAAGCAGAAGAAATGGGTCTTAGTTTTGAAGAAGGTTCAAATGCCACCGAAACGGCAATGAACATTATCAGCGCAAAAGCAAGAGAAATGGGACGTGAAACTCAGTATTCTGCAAGTGAAGCCGCTGACGCTTTAGGCTATATGGCCTTAGCCGGATGGGATACCGAAAAAATGATTTCCGGTCTGCCTGGTGTCCTGAATCTTGCGGCTGCTTCTCAGATGGATTTAGCACAAGCTTCTGACATTGTAACGGATTATATGACAGCGTTCGGCTGGGAAGCGGAAAGAGCCGGAGACTTTGCAGATAGAATGGCTTATGCTATGGCAAATTCCAATACAGATACGCAGATGCTCGGTGAAGCCTACAAAAACTGTGCCTCTACTGCGAATTCTTTAGGGTATGAGATGGAAGATGTCACAGCTGTGATTATGACCATGGCAAATGCCGGTGTAAAGGGCGGTGAAGCCGGTACAGCGATGAATGCTGTGATGACCAGACTTGCAACAGATACGAAAGGCTGTGCTTCTGCCCTTGCAGAATTCGGTGTAAATATCTATGACGAAAAGGGCAATATGAACGACCTTTCCGGCATTTTAGAAGGCTTATCCGGTGTATGGGAGAATTTGACTGACCAGGAACAGGCAAACCTTGCAAAGCAGATTGCAGGTCAGAATCAATATGCTGCCTTCCAGACAATCATGCAGGGTCTGAGCGATAAAGCAAAAGAAGGCGGTCAGTCTTTCAGTGACTATGCAGAGGCTCTGCGGACTTGTAACGGTACAGCTGAGGAAATGGCAGGCACAATGACGGACAATTTGCAGGGCGACCTGAAAATTTTAGAATCTGCCTATCAGGATTTACAGCTTTCGGTCTATGATAATGTCAACACACCGCTCAGAACAGTCGTTCAAACGATTTCAGGCGAGCTGCTTCCGGCGGTCAGCAATCTTGTAAACGGCGTTGACGGTGCAGACAGCGAAATCAGTTCTGCAGTCAGCAAACTGGTTTCACAAGTGCTGGAAGAAATTTCCGCTCTGCTTCCGAAATTTGCCGGAATCCTTGGAAGTCTTACCCTGACACTCATCGAAAACCTTCCGGAACTGGCAAACGCAGTTCAGAAGGCTTTAGAGAACCTCGTTGAAATTATTTTAGATGCGCTGCCTGATGCACTGGATGCAGTACTGCAAACGGTTGATACGCTTCTTTCAGGATTAGCCGACTTAATTCCGAAGCTGATTTCCGCTGCAGTCGCACTTGTGAAAACACTTGCAGCCGAAATCATAAAATATCTGCCTTTGTTTACAGAAACTGCTTTAGAAATCATTACAGCTCTGGCAGAAGGATTATTACAGGCACTGCCGGAACTGCTTTCCATGCTGCCGGAGCTGGTACAGAAACTCGCTGATGGTCTCCTGCAAAGTATTGATATGATAGTTGAAACAGGTTTTACACTCCTGACAGCTGTGATAGATGCGCTTCCGGATGTGATTACAAAAATTCTGGAGGTTCTTCCGGTTCTGATTACCAGCATTGTCGGCGGTCTTTTAGAGCGTGTTCCGGAAATCATTGAAGCAGGGATTACTTTGCTGACAGCTCTTGTGGATGCGCTGCCGGAAATCATTGAAGGCATTACCGCAGTACTTCCGGAGATTATGACAGCAATTATTGATGTTGTTATTGATAATCTTCCGCTGATTGTCGATGCAGGATTTCAGCTGTTTATGGCTCTGGCGGATGCACTCCCTGAAATCATCGGAGAATTAGTCGTGCAGGCTGCTTTTCTTGTGGAATCCATTGTTTTAGCACTTAGTCAGAAACTCCCTGAAATGGCTGAGGCCGGTGCAGATTTATTTCTTTCTTTAAGAGAAAAATCAAAGGAAATTCTTGCAAAGATAATCTCTCTTGTTCCGGAAATCATTACAGGCATTACCGGAAAAATTATAGAAAGCTTTGATAAACTCTCTGAAACAGGTGTGGAAATGTGGAACAGCATCTGGGATGGCTGGTCAGATATGCTTCTTGATGCTGAAACATGGGGTGCGGATATTATTGAAAATCTGGTGAACGGCATTTTCAGCGGCAAGAAGATTCTGGAAGATGCCGTTGGAAACATCGCTGAAAGTATTAAAAGCTTCCTGCATTTTTCTGTGCCGGACAAAGGACCATTAACAGATTTTGAATCATGGATGCCGGACTTTATGCATGGTCTCGCCTCTGGAATCGGTGAAAATACTGCACTTGTAACAGAACAGATAGCTAGTCTTTCTGATACAATGACGGAACAGGCTAAGAACATTGGAAATAGCTTCCTGACCGGAATTCAAAGCTTTATTGATAGACTTCCAGAGATTTTCAAGAATCCTTTGAATTCCGTCATTGAGAACGTGGAGAACTTCTATAACTTGATTCTTGATACTGCTAAGAATATCGGAGACGGCTTTTTAACAGGCATTCAGAATTTTATCCGGATGCTTCCGGAGGTTTTCAGAAATCCTCTGAATTTCGTCATCGAGAACGTGAAGAACTTCTATAACTTGATTCTTGATACTGCTAAGAATATCGGAGACGGCTTTTTAACAGGCATTCAGAATTTTATCCGGATGCTTCCGGACGAAGTTCAAAAACATCTGACAGCTGTTTTGAACCATGTCGTTGAATGGGGCAGAGACCTGAAGCAGAAAGCTCTTTCTGCTGCTTCCGGCATGGTCAGCACAATCGAAAATACTGTCCGTGTCCTGCCTGACAGAATGTGGTCAATTGGTCAGAATCTGGTGCAGGGCTTATGGAACGGCATTCAGAGCATGAGAAACTGGCTTTATTCTGTAGTGCAGAATTTCTGTGACAATCTTATCAGCAATATTATGAATGCATTTGAGATTCATTCACCGTCTAAAAAAATGGCTTATGCCGGACAGATGATTGATGCAGGGCTTGCTGAGGGCATGGAAGATTATTCTGACTACCCGTTTGATACAATGAAGAAAATAGCTTCTGAGCTAATGAATGAAGTACCTGTAATTCCGGAGCGGATGAAAATACAGAATTCTTATATTCAGGAAGCACAGCCTGCCGGACTGGAAAGTGCATTATCTGCACAGCTCGGAGAAATTCTGAATGCAATTAAAGCAGGTCAGGTTCTTGTTCTGGACGGCAATCAGATTGTCGGCGGTACAGCTGACAGGATGAATCAGGCATTAGGACAGATTCAGGCAATTTCTGTAAGGAGATGATACTATGCTGAATGGTATAACGTGGCACGGGCTGCATTCTCTGATTGATTTTGATGCAACAATGATTAGCCGTGATACCAATCCGCCGCAGAAAGACCGCATTACAGACAGACCGCCTTACAGCTCTGTAACCTATGACTTTACAGAGCTGTTCGGAGAACCGAGCTATCCGGAGCGGACACTGATATATCAGTTTACGATTTCAGACGAAAGAGGTATTTACTATCTGAAAAAGCGTGTGAACCGCTTCCGGAAATGGCTTTACAGCACGTCAGGCAAATCAGCTCTCTATGATGACAGGGAAGATGATTATCATTTCAATGCTGTCTGTACAGGATTTTCAGAAAAATATACCGCTGGAGTGATTGCAGAGATTACAGTCACTTTTCAGGCTGACCCGTTCATGCTTCCGAACGTTCCGCAGGAGCAGCGTGCGATTCCTGTTTCAGACTGCCGTTTTCCTGACCTCGATGGTGACGGGCGTGTAACTGCAAGAGATGCCGGCTTAGTTCAGACGGCAGCTGCAAATATCGGTGCAGGAATGCCCTCCGGTCTGACAGAGGAGCAGGAACTTCTTGCAGATGTCAACCGTGACGGCATTATCAATGCAAAAGACAGCGGAATCATTCTGGAATTTGCGTCATTATGCGGTGCTGGCAGATACAGCAATGATGCTGACGGCTGGACGGAATTCATTAATTTTAAGCTGAACAGGCTTCCGGAGGTAATCTGATGTACAGAATAGAAATTGAAAATAACGGTATCACTGAAATTCTTCATGAAAATGACCCGAAAAGCTTCAGGCGTGTAAAATCCTGTGAATTTACAGAAGATACTGCTTCCACAGATACAGCGACAATCAGCGTATCTCCGCAGAATCCGGCTTATACACATCTTCAGGAACTGAAAACACTCGTCAGAATCATCAATACGCACACTGGAGAAACAGAATTTGACGGCAGGATTTTTCATATTCCGGAAGAAAACATGGATGCTTCCGGAATTATCACGAAAAAAATACTCTGTGAAGGTGTGCAGGGGTATCTCTGCGATACGGTACAGCTGTATCATCATTATGAAGATACCGAAGTCACAGGCTTTCTTGCTTCTTTGCTGGATTATCATAACAGCGTGATGCAGACGGACAGTCCGGAACGCTGCATTCTGCTGGGGGCTGTTACGGTTCACAGCACAAATTCTAAAACGACTGCACAGCGTACCACTATGGAGGAAATCAAGGAAAATCTGACTTCAAGGCTTGGCGGTATTCTCAGAACCAGAAGAAATGCACAGAATCAGATACTGCTTGACTACTATCAGGAATCTGATTATGGTCAGATTTGTGATACTGCTGTAGAAATTGCCGTCAATATGAAAAGCATTTCTTCCGGCACAGATGCAACAGGCATTATCACAAGACTTTATCCGTTCGGCTGCCAGCTGAACAGTGAAACCGGAGAACGCCTGACCATTGCTTCCGTGAATAACGGCTTCCCTTATATTGATGATGAAGATGCAATCCGGAAATATGGCATTAAATGCGGTTCGATTGTATTTGATGATATCACAGTTCCTGAAAATCTTCTTGCAAAAGGCAGGGAATATTTGCAGCAGGCCTGTCAGATTAAAAAAAGCTATCAGGCTGTTGTGCTGGATTTGTCGACAATCGGAAAGGCAGCTGACAGTTTCCGTGCAGGAAACACATACCGTTTTGTAAATCATCTGCTCGGCCTTGACGAATATCTTAAAATCAAAAAGCGGACAGTCAATATTTTCAGACCCTATCAGCCGACAATTGAAATTGGCGATAAGATGGAAAAAATCACAGATGTTGCCACACAGACCAGAAAATATGTAGAATACACAATTCCAAGACAGAAATCTGAAATTCTCCAGCAGGCGAAAGACAATGCCTCTGCATTGATTATTTCTGCAACACATGGCTATGTCGTTGTCGAACCTGAACAAATTCTCATAATGAACACTGACAGCAAAGAAACCGCTACAAAAGTATGGCGGTGGAATGTGAACGGCTTAGGCTACAGCAAAAGCGATACGCCAGGAGAAGCGTATGACGGGGAATATGGCTTAGCACTGACGATGGACGGCGCAATTGTTGCAGATTACATTACATCTGGAACAATGACAGCTGACAGAATCAGGGGCGGTACGCTTAAAGCGAAAAACAGTTCCGGCTACTGGGTGAGCATTTCAGACGGCGAAATTCTCGGCGGAGCAACTGAAGAAGGCAGGGAAGTGACTTATGTCAGAATGGATGCAAGCAGTGCAATTCTCGATACGGCTTCCGGAAATGTTTATAAAGGACTAATGATTAGTGCGCCGTCCGTTTCGATTGATACCACCCTGCTTTCTACTAAAAAGCAGGGAGAACCGAATGACGACTATCAGACAGGGCAGAGCGGTACACTGGAAGTAGTCACTGGCATTTATGACGGCGGTTATTATTCAAGGACGCTTAAATTTAAAAACGGCTTGCTTGTAACCAACATCGACCAAAGCTGATATTAAGGGTGATTGCAGACAATGAAACTTTATAAGGATATTGGGACAATGGAAATTTTACAGGGCGACACAACACAGATATTTTCGGTTTCAGCGGAAAATGCAGAAAACTGCACAACGGTTTTGATTCTGGAAAGCGTAGAAAACATTGGTGTTCTGGTGTTTCAGAAAAACTGTGCAAAAATAGCTGCTGATGATGGTACTGTAGTATTTTCCGTCCAGCTGACCAGCGAGGAAACCAAGGAGCTGGCTGGAGTATACAGAATGCATTTCCGAATGACGGATGAAAATAACTTGGAGTACGCAAAACTTCATGGAACTCTGATTGTTAAAAGAACCGCCCAGAAAGGAGAATCTGTATGAGATATTCAGGAGAAGGCACACAGGAAAATCCCTATATCCCGTCTGATTTTACAGGATTTCTGCACTGCATCGCTCAGACTGACAGCTATGTGAAATTAGAATCTGATATCGACACGATGAATGACTCTGATTATGAAGGCCGTCTTGACGAACCTGTTGTTTTTAACTGCAAGGAATGTTACGCTGACAGCCTGAAGAAAATTATCGGTGTGACCGTCTTAGCAGTGAATGCAGTACAAATTTCAAGCGGTACAAGCGCAAATGCAAAAACTATCCGGAATATCGGCTTTTTGAACTGGTCTCACAAACAGGTCAGCGATAATACTACAGCTTTTATAAAAATCGGAAATTATGTCACCATGTGGGGATGTCCTGTCTCTGCACAGAGTGTCGGTTCTAAAGTGTCCGTGCTTAGTGCTTACAGCAATACCGGAATGACTGTTTCCAGATGCTCTTTCAACATGAAATTTGCAGGTGCAAATTCCGGCACAGTGGTGAGTGCTCCCGGCGGTATTTCGCTT